AACGCCATTTAACCAAGCGTAAGCAGTTCTACAAAGAAGCGAACTACCCATTTACATTAGAAAAGGCCTCCTGGCAATGAGAATATTAACATTAGATAATACAAGTTACTCAATGGATTCGATTCCGAGTGAAATAGATGAGGTACGTTTTTGTGTACTTGACAACAGTGATCCCAAAGATCCTGATTATTTTTATATTCCATTAATCTTTCTAGAATCATTTAACAGTCCAGCACTGGTTTTACGAATTGGCCCACATACCATTAAAATGCCAGTTGACTGGCAAATCCTGATTGGCGAACCCGACTTTGGAGATCTAGAAGTTGTTCCACTAACAAGTATCAATGATCGTGGCTTTAGTGTGTTTACATTTAATCCACTAACTAGTTTTAGACCCGAGTTCTTCCCTGTGGAGATTGTGGACATTTATCAAGATGTCAAATGGTATTTCCCTAAACTCAAGCCAGGGCAGATGTTGGCAATACCATTAACCGAAGGCGAGCAACCAGTGTGTGCTTATTTTATCAAAGACATCAGCCGTCAAAGTGAAGTGGTAGACTACGCTAAGGTTTGGTAGTATGGGACGTCTTAAACCGGGTGCCACATACGTTTACGAAAAAGCCGATGGTGTAACCTATGCTAGGGAAATAGGTGCCCACCCCGGAGATCGTTTTGCTATTGGGTGGGATTACAACCTAAAAGAAAAAAATGAACGAACTAAAAGAATAGAATTGTGGGATAAAATATTCTACGATGCACGTACAAATCCCGCTTTACAAGAAGCAATAGAACGTGTTATAGTTATATATGAATTACAAAAAGGTGATGAACTGCCAGGGTGGCATCCAGTTTAAGGAGACAGTATGAGCAACGAACAAGATAAAAATAAACATAATACAAGAATGCATCGTGCTTGGCGAGCAATCAAAAAACAACTGGGCATTATTAAATCTAATAAACATTTTGGTGAAGCAAGCAAGCGTATCGATGAAGCCCAACCGCACAGATTGGCCAAACATCACGCTATGGATTGTGGACAGCCCGATTGTTTATATTGCGGTAATCCTCGACACAACAAGTTTAACAAAGGCAAAGATAAATTGACTATACAAGAACGCCGAGCCAATCAAAAAATCAAAGATGAGTGAAGATAAGTTAAGCATCAAAAGTGAGATGGCAGCATTTGATCGTAAGAACCGTGGGTTCTACGACAGTCTCACCGATGAAGAAAAAAAGAAGTTCAGTCCATTCTTAATGATTCGTTACGGTGCAACTGTGGGCGGCAATGCTGACTTACAGGCTTATTACTTAATGAGTTGTAACGAAAACTTAAACAAGCATTTCTTTGACATCAGTACTAGCCAACACAAAAAATTACAGTGGTTGTTGGCCACAACTGTGAGTCCAGGTATGGGCAATCAGTTTCACCAGTGGATTAAACTTGACAAAAAACCAACGGATAATAAAAGTGTTAAGTTTTTACGTGAACTACACCCGCACTTAAAAGAAGATGACCTTAAATTAATGTCAGACCTCAATGATAAAGATGAACTCAAAGCCTATGCCAAAGGATTGGGATGGGCAGACAAGGATATCAAGAAAGAGCTATGAACGTACTAGTAAATGGCTGTAGTTTTATGGACAGTTATTACTACAGCGGGCACTTCAGTCAACTATTAAATGCTAAAACAGTAAACATAGCACGTGCTGGTAGCAGTAATCGTCGCATTATAAGAACCACAGTAGAATATATTGAACATAATCCTGTAGACTTAGTCATACTAGGATTAACATTCTACGATCGTCAAGAAAGCCCGTTGATTGATCGTGCAGATCCTTGGGTTAGTTATAACAGTCAAGGTATGCAGGCACAGTTTGCCAGTGTTAACGACTTTACAAGCACTCTAGAACATAAACTAGTAGACGATTATGTAAAAAGTCGTTACAGGTTTGACATTAATCAACACTATAGAGAGCAACTGTATTTGGATCTTAAATTGTTGGCTGCATACCTTAGGGAACAAGGTATTAAGTTTTGTATATTCAATACCTGCGATACTCATTTATATGAAAGTTTGGGCGCAGGCTTTGTACCATTTACCTTTATTGGTAATACATATTTGGAACAGCAGGGTAGCGAGTGTATGGAACAGGACAAAGCACTACCCATAAATGCTCGACATCACTACGGTGAAGATGTTATAATATTAGCAAAGTATCTTGTGAATTACATCAATGACCTATAAATGCCGATATTGCGAAAAAGGATTTGCCAAAGAATCAACTTTGGTTGTGCATCTGTGCGAGCCCAAGCGTCGTTGGCAACAAGAGCGAGAAGTGGGCGTACAATTAGGCCTCAAGGCCTATTTGCGTTTTTATGAAACAACCCAAGGTAGCGCAAAACTAAAATCATATGAAAACTTTGTTACTAGTCCTTATTATAATGCTTTTGTCAAATTTGGAAGATACTGTCAATCTATACGCTGTATCAATTTTGCTAACTTTCTTGATTGGCTATTACGTAATAACAAAAAAATAGATCACTGGTGCAAAGACAGTTTATACGAAGAATGGATGCAAGAATATTTACGTCGTGAAGCGGTACAAGATGCACTAGAACGTACCCTAAAGGAAATGCAAGACTATGCAGATGACCACACTGAGCTTAAAAACGGTTTTACTGATTATTTTAGGTATGGCAATAGTAATCGCATTTGTCATCATATTTCTTCCGGTCGCATTAGTCCTTGGATTATTTTTAACAGTACGTCAGGAGTTGAGTTCCTTGATCAACTTGATGCGGGACAAATAGAAATGATATTACCTTGGATTGATCCTGATTACTGGCAACGCCGATTTAAAGATTATCTAGCCGACACAGAGTGGGTCAAGGATATACTACAGAAAGCAGGACTATGAAGTTTCGGTCGGATATTGACATTGACTTTGGTGACCGTACACAGGCCTTGGCTGTGCTCGGCGGAACACCTGCGAGTATACTACGTGATGGTCATATGGTACCACACAACACTGGCGTGTACTTTACTGATATACCACAAGATCCATTTACAGGCCGAGCAAGCCTTGATCACAAGGACGCAGAGGATCGTGGTTATATGAAGTTGGATTTTTTAAACGTATCATTATATACGCAGATAAAGAGCGAAGCGCATTTACAAGAATTAATTGCTCAAGAACCCGATTGGGCAAGTTTGTATGATCCTGAGTTTTGCGGTAAACTTATACACATTGGCAATCATTACAAAACCTTGATTCAAATGCCCGAAGCAGTTAATACTATTCCGCGTATGGCTATGTTCTTGAGTGTTATTCGTCCGGCCAAGCGACACTTGATTGGAAAGACCTGGGCAGAAGTTGCAGAAACTGTTTGGAGCAAGCCCACAGATGATGAGTATTACTTTAAAAAATCACACGCTGTGGCGTATGCTCATTTGGTTGTTACAAATATGAATTTATTAAGAGACTTTACGAACTAAAGTTATTGATTTACGTTTACTGCGTTTGGTACTCATTTCTTTTAGGCTCACATACGGCCCCATTTTAATTTCAACGTCTTTACTGTTCATAGTACGTAGACAAGTTTTAAACATCACCCAATCTTGCTTTAAGAACACATTAATTGGCATTAATCTGTTGCTTTCCCACCACCAGATATCCCCTAGTTCTAGGAATACACGCTTAAGGTCTTCGTTTTTAAGTAGACCAAAGTCGTAAAGAGTAGTGATAATTTCGTCTGAATTTTGCACTATACCTATGTAATCGTTGCCGCCGTAGGTAACGTAACTGATGAATGGGTATTTTGCTAATAGTTGCTTGTAGTGATCTTCCACGTTGTCCGATAAATATGTTAAAGACGAGCAAAAATAAATGATTACTGTCAAAACATATTTATACCCAAACACAGCCGAAGTTCAAATATTTGATCCGGCAATATTTACTACAAGGAATCGCCAAGTGTACAGCCGCCCAATTAAAGTTTACCAAGGGATTGATAACCCTATTCAAGTCGTAGTTCGAAATCAAGATCAAAAGGTTCCTGGCAGTCTGTCTAGTTATGTTATGCAGGCACAAATTCAAGACCCTACAAACGGGACTACAGTTGAAAGTTATGCTGTAACTTTTGCTGACATTACCAAAGGACTGGGCAATTTCACAATTGATCGTGCTACCATAGACACATTAGAAAATCGTTTTTACAAATTGACTTTTAGTGCCAACGCTGCCGGCACAGTTACACCGGTGTACATTGACGACAATTATGGTGTTCCTTTGGATCTGGAAATACTACCAGCTTATTATTCTACTACCCCATAACAGTTGACTTAACCAAAAACATCCTGTATAATTTACAGAATGTTGAACTCTATTCGCGACGCAGTTGTCCAGATATTACCGCATAAACGTAAAACCAATGCCACATCGGGTTGGATCAGTTTCAATGGCGTTTGCTGCGTTCACAATGGCGAAACAGCAGACACACGTGGACGTGGCGGATTGGTAATGAACGCAGATGGTGGTGTCAGTTACCATTGCTTCAACTGCCAGTTCAAAGCCAGCTATGTTCCGGGTCGTCATTTAACATACAAGTTCCGTAAGTTACTCGGTTGGTTAGGCGCCGACGAAGGTACTGTCAAACGACTGGTTATAGATGCTATTCGCATACGTGAACTGGTCTCACCTGAGCAGCTGGTTGAAGTAGCGGAACAAGAAGAAATAAAGTTTAAAGCAAGACCCTTACCTGAAGAAGCACAAACATTTCACGCACTAAGTAATTTCTATACATTAAACAATGATCGTGACGTGCCTAACGATTTTCACAATGCTGTATTGTACACAGCCAGTCGCAAACTTGATCTAGGTCGGTATGAGTTTTATTGGACTCCCGAGCAACACAATAACTTAAACAAACGTGTGATTATTCCGTTTACCTGGCGCAATCAAATCATAGGATACACAGCACGTGGTATATACGACGGAGTTAAGCCCAAGTATCACAATAGTCACGAACCCAACTATGTATTCAACGTAGATAAGCAATTAAAAGATGCCAAGTTTGTCGTTGTAGTTGAAGGACCATTTGATGCAATGGCCATTGATGGCGTTGCCATTTGCGGCAATGAGTGTAGTGAAATTCAAGCAGACATTATTGACAGTTTAGGTCGAGAAGTCATTGTTGTCCCTGATGCAGACCGGGCAGGTGCTCGGTTAGTAGACAAAGCTGTTGAATATGGCTGGACAGTGAGTTTTCCTGAATGGCAAGAAAAGTACAAAGACGTAGGAAGCGCAGTTGAAACGTTTGGCAAATTATTTGTAATTAAAAGCATTTTGGCAGCACGGCAATCGAACAAATTAAAAATTGAGTTACGTAAAAAGAAACTATATAATTAAACTATGGCAAAAGAATACAACACCGATATACAACGACTATTTTTAGAAATGATGATGCAGGATGCTACCAGTTACGTCCGTGTTCAAAATATCTATAACCCAGAAAACTTTGATCGCAGCCTGCGTGATACAGCAAAGTTCATACAAGAACATAGTGCAGATCATAAATCACTACCCACATACGAACAAATTCGAGCAGTTACTGGTGTAGAACTTAGACCAATTCCAGATGCAACAGAAAGCCACCAAGAGTGGTTTATGACAGAGTTTGAAGGGTTCAGTCGCAAGGAAGAACTCAGCAGAGCTATTCTCAAAGCCGCTGATTTGTTGGAAGAAGGCGACTACGATCCTGTAGAAAAACTAATCAAAGATGCAGTACAAATATCATTAACAAAAGATATGGGCACAGACTACTTTGAAAGTCCTAGAACACGTATTGACCGATACTTTAATTCGGGCGGACAAGTGTCAACCGGTTGGCCCAGTATGGACAAGATCTTGTATGGCGGTATGAGCCGAGGCGAACTTAATATTTTTGCTGGTGGGTCAGGTTCTGGTAAAAGTTTAGTTATGATGAACATTGCTCTGAGCTGGTTACAGGCAGGCTTGTCTGGTGTGTATGTAACACTAGAACTGAGTGAAGAACTGTGTAGTTTGCGTACAGATGCTATGCTGACCGGTATGGGCACCAAAGACATTCGCAAGGACATTGATACCACAGAACTTAAAGTTAAGATGGTATCCAAAAAAGCTGGCCAGTATCGTGTTAAATCGTTCCCGGCACAAAGTACAATCAATGATATTCGCAGTTACTTGAAAGAAGTACAAATACAAACAGGCATTAAGATTGACTTTGTTATGGTTGACTACTTGGACCTGTTGATGCCGGTGAGTGTCAAAGTCAATCCCAACGATCAGTTTATCAAAGACAAGTATGTTGCAGAAGAATTGCGTAACTTGGCCAAAGAACTTAATGTATTGTTAGTAACAGCGAGTCAGTTAAATCGTAGTGCTGTTGAAGAAATTGAATTTGACCATAGTCATATTGCTGGTGGTATCAGTAAGATCAACACAGCAGATAATGTGTTTGGTATTTTTACAAGTCGTGCTATGAAAGAACGTGGTCGCTATCAAATCCAGTGTATGAAGTCGCGCAGTTCAACAGGTGTTGGTATGAAGATTGACTTGGAGTACAACATTGAAACTATGCGTATTACTGATCCGGGTCCAGACGCACAGGAAAGTAGCACAGGCTATAAACCCAGTAACAACATTTTAAATTCAATTAAAACTAGCAGTACATTGACAGACAAAGGACTTCCTGTGGCAAAAGACAACTTTGATCTTGAACGTGATACTGCACCGCCACCGGGCAGTAGTGTAGAAAGTGCCAAACTGAAACAGATGCTGGCTGGGCTCAAATCTAAACAAGAATGAACGATCAGTTTTGTAAGTTTTTTAAGAATGGCCTAGTGTATAATAACGACACTACCCAGTTCACAGTATCACCTTGTTGTTACTTTGATCAAAACTACGCAATAGATCCCAACACCAATATAGAACAACAATTAGCCGACTATAGAAAGTCTTGGCTCACAGCCGACACTGACCAATTGTGCCGTATATGTAACAATCAAGAGCGCAGTGGTATTCCCAGTTATAGACAGACAGCAACAGACTTAATTGAAGAAACAACTGACAACTTAGTAATGTTGACCGTTGCAGTTAATAAAAAATGTAACCTTGCTTGCCCAACCTGTGATGCAGGTTCTAGTAGTTTATGGTATAGGGAAAATGTAAGAAACCGTGTACCACAGGCACACTCAATTGTACAACTGCACCAAGAAGATCACGAACATCAGGTAACTGAACGTTTCTTAACGGTGTTCAAAACTCAAGACCTATCTAATTTACGATACATCAAGTTTGGCGGAGGCGAGCCGTTTATGAACGACACACACTTACAGATACTTAAAATGATTCCCAACCCCGGTCAGGTAACTGTACAGTACACAAGTAATTTTAGTATTATGCCATCGTCTGATGTATTTGCAGAATGGGAAAGATTCCACCTGATCAAATGGGTGGCCAGCGTTGACGGAGTAGAAGATCAATTTGAGTTTTTACGTTGGCCTTACGAGTGGACTAAATTAGCACAGTTTAAAGCTCGTGCGTTTGCACAGGTTCCTACCAATGTGATGTTTGGTATAGAGCACACGTTGAACCCGTTGAATATTTTTTACTACGATCGTTTTGAACAATGGTTCAATCAAGAGTTTGCTGTTAATAGATTGGGTGATCTGTCAGACTTAAATATACATTATGCCGCTGGCACTATGGGATTAGACAAAACAAACGGCGATGTTAGGACCCTGGTTGCTAAAAAGTACAACAATCACCAAATAAATCATTTGTTAAATCAAATCCCATATACAAGTAGCGCAGGCTTTACAGAATACCTTGATAATATTGATCAATGGAGAAACACATCCTGGCGTACAATCTTCCCAGACGTGGAGCAATACTATGTATAGTTTAATTTGTTTCCCACACTACACCTGCGGCGGATTGCTGGCCGACATACTCAACGACACTTGGTCTGATGTAGCACCCAACGGCGGCATAGCATCAATTCAACATAACGTGGGCAAGATAGGCGATTCTGATAATATATTTGATTCTTTTACACAGGAAGAATTCGATTCAATTGGGATAGCGGCAAGAAAACAACGAGTGCCATTTAAAAATTGGCTAGGAACACATTGTTGGCCCGGTAATGTAACAACTAATAAATTTGATACTATTATCAACGTAACCACAATGACTTATAGAAGCAAGTTATATCGTTGGGCAAGAACATACTATCATTATTATCAATACGGAAATATAGAACTTCCCGAAGAACTAGATGATGTATTTAGAGAGCGGGCCAAACAGTACTTGATTCCGTTTAAGCCCGTGCCAGCATCCAATGTTATTAACATAGAATTTTCCGAATTAGTGGATGAGACCAGAGAATTTGTTGCATTGATTGAAAAATACAACAGAATGGACAAATTAGCACAGCATATGACTCGCTGGAAACAGTTAAATTCCTTCCTGTATGACGAAAATTTATGGAATAGCGACCCTGTAAAGCGGTTTCACGAAGCAGAATATGAAACCACTCTATCTACCAATTACATTTACTATTAATAAATACTACATAAACTGGAGCAGACCTTGCAAAAGAAGGCCCGTAGCATACTTGACGAACTAGACACATTACTAGTACACAAAGATCGTGAGAATCTTGTGGAAAGTCGTGCCACCCACGTGATTCAGGGTGCTATCAATTTGATCAAATATATCCGTGAAAATTACGATCCTGCCCAGGCCGATGAACTTGAGCGTAGGTTACTTAACAGTATCCGCACCCAAGAACCAGAAAAATTCAAGCGTGGTGT